GATTACGTCCAGAACTTGCGGCCATTTCTAAATCCTCATGTTGGTTGCGTTACACATATATAATTCGCTGTGAATATGCAACGGTCATTGTCGTCACGTTGTATCATTGCAATGTCAGATGAAACCGTCACCAACAAAAAACGAATATCAAAGATGACGGTATTATTTATTGAAAGTAGCAATGCTCTAATTTCATCCTGTTTTGCATACCCGTCTTCATAGTCAAGAGTTCTCACCCTTATCTGGAATGATGGCCTATGAACATCTTGTTCATCAGTCTCAACTTCCGAACCACCAGTATCATAAACCGTGACAACCGTATTAGGCAATTGCTTTTGCTCAATACCAACACAGATTGCCCATCCTGTATTAGAGCCAAAAGTGCCAACAGCATTTGAGACTAAATGATCTGCTATAGCTCTTGCAACTGATCTCATCGTCTCGCCTTCTTAGTTTTGATTTTGGCATGTGCCGCAATGGCTTTCAGAACTCTCTTTCTGTTTCGCCTCAAAGCATTCTCAAGATATTTTGGCTCACCCTTTGGTCCCCAATAAAACCCAATGCCGGCCTTTCCTAAACTTGGTGGTCTTGGCAATCCCTTTAGAGTTTGGTTTAAATTCTCATGCACATAAAGGGCATAAGCCGCACTAAACCCAACCTCAACAGATGGCTTTGTCTTTTTCTTCTTTTGTGCCTTTCGCGTGAATGCCGAACCTCTGAGATTTCCAAATTCAACTGGTACGATTTTTTGAGCTTCGCCCTGTACAATCAGACCAGCGGCCAACAATCCATCAACACTTGCACCTTCGATTTTCTCAATCGCCTTGTTTAAATTCTTCAATGACCTTTCAAGGCCAATGACCTTCACCCGATTTGAAAACCTTCTGCCTATAGCCATACCTTATGCAACTCTGTTGTTCTGCGAAGATTTCCAGAAACAGAAATGCCCCTCACTTGTCGTGATCCTGCCGAGGCATTCGGGTCTGATCCTATGATCGCACCTTCATCTGATTTAAATAGAAAGCCACCGATCTCAACTTCCTCACACACATACACAACGGCATTCGATACAAGTTCCCTGCCAGATGCATCCCTGAATAGCTCTTGGACATCTTGCCAGCGACTATATAAAACCTTAGGTGTCACTGCTGAGAAATCCAGTGTTGAAAATCCATCTGGTGCTCCAGGCGGATAGTAAGTCACAAGGTCAGGCATATGCTTTGAATAGACAGGCGTTGCCGCTGGAGTACCAGATGGCAAGACAAAATGATGAATGATATTAAGGACGGCCATATCAGAACATCTCCATCGTTGCCTTCACACGTCCAAGGTTCTTGAGACAACCAGTCCCTTCAAGTTGAATTGCAGTTCTGCCGTATGGTGTGGAATCAAGCCCTTCACCGTAAACAGTGCTAGAGTATGTGTCTTGAGCATCGCCCAACTTTTGGCTAATGAGCGAGCCCGTAGCACCACCCTCTAGCGTCAAATGGATCATGTGTGCCGCAATCCATTTAACGATCTTTGCCTGTAGTGTAGCGCTGCTATCCACAACAGATTGGCATTGCTCGGCTAGTGCCGCAGCATCTTCAATGAACTCATCAACGATTGCTGTTGCGTGAGTGTTTGGATAGATCACTGCAACCTCTGCAGCAGTTGGAAGGGTCAATGCCATGTCTGATCACCTTAGTTTAAACGTCGTCCGTGCCATCTTCAGCGTCAACCTGATCAGCATACGCCTGCGAAACAATTTCGCGAGCATCGCCAATTTTAGTGACATCATCACCAATGATCGTTGATGCAAGAGCCTTCAATTTCTTTGCCGGCATCTTTTCCCATTCAACGGGGATGGAAGGTTCTGCAATGTCTTCATCTGGCTCTGGGGATTCATCGGCCACCGGCATTGCAACCTGATCAGTACGAACCAAACCCATATGGGCAAGCTTCTTTGCGTCTGCATCATCAAGGGCAATAATGTTCCGTTCGCCAATAAGACCAGACGCGGAATATTTGATCATAGTTCCTTTGCCGTCGACAAGCTCTTGCCGAAAATGCTTAGGACCAGCTTTCGTGATACGATAATTCTTTATGCCCTTGCGACCTTCGGCATAGGGCTTCACTTGACGTTTGCGGGTTTTTACTTCTGACATCTTTTATCCTTTACATAAATGATAGGGATGGAAAGGCCGATTTGCCAATCCATCCCACAACATACCGACACTAGGACAAATGCACAATGCCAGATTTGCCGTCATAGTCGCTCTTGGTGCGAGGCACCCAAACGGCCATGACTTTGAAGTTCTGCTGCATCCCGCCTTTGCTTTCCCACTGAATCGTGGTGATGTCTTGCGCCATGGCAAGGTCAACAACGTCAACAGTCATCTGTACGAGCACAACGTTTGCATTGGCCAAACGATCAGCAACCTGAATGCCCATGATTCCGTTCAACTGCATGATACGTTCACGCGTGGTGCGCGTATCAGCACTTGTAAAATCAAAGTCATCATCCAAGGCAGTTTCATACTCGCCAGGAATGTAGAGCATGAACGGTCCATGGAAATTGTCATCCCGTGCGGCAGTCAACATCTGCTGAACATCGTCGAGAATGTCAGCACCAACGGCAGTCGCATGATCCCAAACGAGAGCAAGCGAGACTGTGTTGCGCTGGGGATTGTTGAGGTATCCATAAATGATACCGCCATCAACCTGAATTGTGGACGTTGAGAAAAGCAAATCTTCAGATTTCTCAGCAACCACACGCCCCGCAACATTTGGAGCAAGAACATCAAGAGCTTCACCAGCCAACCGAGACGCTTCAAGATTGCGCAGATTGATGATGAAATCCTTGTGAACAATCGGAACCGGAACACTGGCACTTTCAAATGCCAAACGATCCTGATCACCTTCCGTGACACCAGACATTGAAACGTTGGCCGGTGTCATGTCGCTTGACTTATCCCACAATGAGATTGTGCGACCAACCGAACCGAGATTGTGTGTCAGGCCATGAGAAATCAAATCGGCAATGCCGACAAGACGCTCAGTCGCGACTGCAACCACGGTACGATCAATGTCTTTCCATTCATCATATCGAAGCGTGGCAGGGACATTGACAACGAATTTCTTGCCATTGACGATGACACAACTCTGCCCCTTCTTATCGATGAAAGGGCGTGAGGCATTAGTGTTCAATTGCCCCGCGCCAATAGTGCCTTGTGCACTCTGGATTTCCTGAAAGATTTTCATTTAAACAATCTCCACCTTGATACGTGCTTCAGAACCGCCGCCAGAATTATCAACGGCTTCGATGGCACGAGCAACGGCAGAAAATCCAGCCTGTCGACTGTTCAATGCCAAGGCAATCGTGGCCAAGTTGTTTTCCAAGGCAGCGTGATCCGTGGCATATGTCGTGCCATCGGCCAAGTTTGCTATGGTCGTTGCCGAAGCCGTTCCGCCAGTGCTGTCAGTAATAAGAGCAGTCACCTTGCGCAACGTTCCATCACCGGCTGATTCCAGAAGATCACCAATGACAATGGCAACAGCAGAAGCCGCAACCAATGCATAAACTTGATCACCCGACTGGCACGCCATATATGGGAATGTGTCGCTGGCTGCATATGCGACATCGATACCGCCGCCAACATATTCTTCTTCACGTGCAAACAACTTTGAAGGCATGACCCCCGCAGCCGTAGCGTGCTTGCGGAAATTGCCCGTGGTCATCTGTTCAACCAGTTCGCCCGGTGTCAAGGCTGCATCGGCAATGCCTTCACGATATTGTGGCTGACCTTTGAGCAGAATGGTTTTCGGATCGGTTGCTGAAGTCATTATGATGCTTCCTTATCTTTGCGAAGATTGGAAATGACACCACTGCCGCCCATCGCTGCAACTTCATCCTCATCATCTGCCCCAATATCAGTCGGGATAGGACGTGCGGAGAAATCAAGAACAGTTGGGGATTTGGTCAAGCCCTTTGAGATTGTCTCAAGGGTTGCAACGGGCATATCTGCCAATGCTTCTTTTTCCATCTCACTGTTTGCGACAATGCTTTTAATAAGACTGTCACGATGGTCTGAAAAACTCTTGCGAACAAATGCAAGCGCTTCTTTGTCTTCAGCAGAAAAGCCAGACGGAACCACACGCTTGCCTTTCTGGATATGATTTTTCTTCATATCTTTTTCCTCATCATCCTCATTGTTAGCTTCTGGCTCTTTATCCTCATCTTCATCGTCATCGGCATTGGCCTCAGGTTCTTCATCGTCATCAGCCGAAACACCAAACGAATCCATAAGAGAGTTCAAAGTATCACTGGACATTGCGTCAAGAGATTCTTTATCATCATCGCCAAATGGTGTTTCTTCAGCACCAATTAGCTTGGCAACAACAGCCTCATTCGTCGCCACGTCTTCATCTTCATCGTCTTCATTGACCTTGATGCCAAGGCTGTTCGCAATAACGCGAAAGGCATCGCCAACCGTTTGCTTTTTAGCCATGTTTAAATCCTTGTTTGGCCTAATTCCACAACCGTCTTTCCACGAACAAGCCCCAACCTCATTTGGCAACAGAGCCATATGGTCCGGTCGGATGTTCCGAAACAACACACTGTACTCAACACCGTTTGACACTCCACTTTCGGATTCCTCGTTCGCCAAAAATCCGGTACTAACCTCAAATTCTTTTTCATTTTTTATTTTTGATATGATGCCCTTGTCGATTTTGTTCGCCTTCTGGACATCAATCCAAGCTTCTGCTTTCAGTGATCCATTCTCAAAAGTTGTATTGAAGACGCGACCGATTGAGAAGGTCTCTATAATTTCAGGGGAATTTGCTGTCACGAACTCATCACCATCAAGGGGATGTGATGCAGTTAAAGGCACACCGTTCCATGTTGCAGGCTCAAATTCCTCATCAGGAATGAGCCCATCATTCATGACCACGCCAGATTTGGCCATGA